CACGGAAAAGTTTCACGAGCCTCGGACCGAGGGCCTCGGCTAAGATAAATGTGTTGTGTGGATGTGCAACATGCCACGCAATTTGATGTGGTGAAAATTTGAGTTTGTTAGCTCGGGTTATCTTTAATTCAACAGTGAAAAAATGGGAATTAGCATTATACCCCAATAGATCAGGCATGCCAAGTAAGCTAAGGTTTTCAATCCTATTCCAGATAATTCGTGGGGTATTCTTTTTAAGTTTTTTATATAATTTAGCTTCTGGACCCATGCGTTTTTTGGGTTAACCTCAGTAGTCATCTTTAAGCTTGGTGGGAATAATAAGTGGAGATTTTTTTACGGTTTTTAAAACTAATCTATGAGCAGTGTGACCTGAATGACCAATAATAGGAACTGAGTGTTCATGCACTTCCATTCTTTTAATTTCATGTAAGAAACCATTTTGTTCAACCATAACAACTGCATTAGAAATAGCATTTCCCTGACGAGTGCCTGTTGCATTCTGTTCTGTAAATTTAGATAAAAATTGTTGTAGGTCTTTGACTTGCATTACATTCCTGCCTTTCGAGCTCCACTAATTTGTTTCTCTACATGGGCATGTAGCTTTTTATTCTCTTCTTCTACCTCTGTCAATCTTTCTTGTAGTTTTCCGTTCATTTTTTGATGTGACTCATTAACTTCAAGAGCATCGGCAATCCTATTAAACAAATTATTATTTTCTTTCTTAGTTCTGTCCAACTCATCCTGCAAGTGATTAGATCTAGCTTGCGCTTCCTTCACGCGATTCGTTTCAATCCCCTTAAGAATTGTCAGCTCACCCTCCGCCTCCTGACGGAGCTTATGTTCCTTATTATATTTCTCTTGCCAATCTGTTTCTTCTCTATCTTTTCTCATCTCTCCCATAATGCAAGCACCAGCCTCTTGCTGACGATCCTTCTCCCTATATATTTCTAATTCCCTATAGCTCTTGTCTGGAAATTCTTTCACTAACTCATGAATTGTTTTTTCTTTCTTCATATTGACTTTTTATCAATGTTAACTTAAATTGTCAAACATGGGAGTTCCAAAAAGATTAACTGAGATGCAAAAAAGATTCGCTGAATTCGTCGTATTCGGTGGAACAGATGGACCTATGACTCAGGGTGAAGCAGCCATCGCTGCTGGATATGCAAAGGACAGTGCAAGAGTTGAAGGATCACAACTATTAAATCCTAGATACAGTCCTTTAGTCGTTCAATATGTGGGTAGACTCAAAGAAGAAAGATTAGAGAAACACAAAGTTACTTATGATACTCATGTAGCTGAGTTGGCTCGACTTCGAGAGGCTGCTCTAAAGAAGAATTCATTTTCCGCTGCTGTAAACGCTGAGACCAATCGAGGTAAAGCAGGAGGCCTATACATAGAACGAAAAATAATAAAGCATGGGAAATTAGAAGACATGTCAGAAGAAGAACTAGAAAACAAAATGAAACAAATTTTAGACGATTACGCACCGATTTTAAATGTCACCCCTACAACAAAAAAGCTGTCCAGTAAGCAACCAGATAAGCCGCCAACAGAGTTAAAAGAAGAAGAAAAAGCATCTTCATCTAATGAGGAATCAGAGTTAAAAGATAAACACATCCCACCAGAAATACCAACACACCAATAACAAAAAGACTATCGGGATTCCACATTTAATCTCTCCATTTCAGTTATGACCCCTCTAGGGAAGACATTCCTATCTGAATATGCCTCATCCTTCGCGTCATAACTCGCAAAAGTCCAAATGAATCTCTTGGTCTTTTTGTATATATATCCAAAGGAGACCATCTTAGAGCATTCGAACTTATCGAACTCATCAGCTGTAGCATGCCCACCATCAGCAGTAATGTCAACCCAAGAAATTTTATAGAAATAATACTTCTTCTTGTTGATCACGACATGTCGATATTTTGTTTTCTTCCGCTGCATATAGTACTAAATACCACAAAACTACTTATACTAAACACCTTTTCACTACGCGCACCTCATTCACGACGTTTTATACGTTTTACATTTTTGTAAAACGTCGTACATTCAGCCATATATACCAACGATAATCGTTCATTTCGACGTTTTACGTCCTATTTGAAAAAAAAATATTTTCAAATCAATTTCATGGCTCTCAGTACTATGTGTAAAACGTCGTGGGTCCTTCTTTTATGCCCCGTGAGGCTTGAACCCTTATCTTTGCCTAATTTGTGCCATAATGTCGCCTTAATGTTGCCATCTTTTCTTCAGCAAACGCGACTTTAGCTAATAATTTATCTATGTCTTCAGTCAGCGTATAGTGCCCAGGGACTACTTCTCCCCTCAGGAGAGCATCAATCTTAACTAATGCGACTTCTCCATCTGCCTTATACTTCTGGATCAGGGCATTAAAGATTCTTTCCCTTATTGTGCCTGCTTCTCTTGTCATTTGTCCTCCTTAATTTTGTTGTCTTCAAATTGTGCCAATAATTCTTTTTCATCTATGCTTGGTTCTCTTATCAATTCGTAATAAGTATTTAATCTTTCTAAAAACTTGTGTTTCCACTGACGCAATTCAACCCCTTGAAACCTGAATTCTTGCAAATATAGGTCAGGAGTACATACCATTATGATCCCTTGTTCAATACTAGAGCCATGAATATAATCATGGGCCATGGCGTATGCTGCAATCTGCATATAATAATCATCAATCCATTCCTTACGTTTGGGCTGGTTTGCCTGTTTAAAGTCTACAATCGTATCCAGATCATTGTGTCTACATATTAGATCCGTGGTCCCTGCATAAAGGCCAGGGTAGTATAAAGTCACTTCACTCCCGTAGTATTCATCAATCGGCGTGAGTCCCTTTTCAATAACCTTCCCTGCCATGGTCTTAGCTTGTTGACCCAAAGACGTCAGGTCCTCGTATCCTTGCTGTAGGATAAAGGCTTCAATGAACTTGTGCATGCTCGTCCCTCGCTTTGAAGCAATGTTCTTGATTGCCTCAGCCTGAGACTCTCCAACCTTCGCCTTCCATCTCTTCAGGAATCCCTGGTCCTTGGTCCGTGATAGGATAGTCGTGACGCTAGGGAGATGAATCCCCTTCACGTCATACGTTCTATTTCCCTCGTCATCGGACCGCGGAACACGGACATAATTATATCTGTCGTTCTTTTTCATGAAAACTATCTTTTAGTTTTTCTTTTTTTAGTTTTCTTAGCTTTTTTCTTCTTCTTAGCTTTTTTCTTTTTAGCCATTGTGACCTCCTTCTTTAATCGGTTATACTCATCTTCACTCATATCATCAACACCGAACTCTGCTTCATCCATCATTTCTCTAGTTTTCCAATATCCTTCAGGCAGTATTCAATATCCTCGAAAGGAACCAGAGTAATTTTATCTTTCTTACCCCAGCGCTGATAAACGTGATACGGCTTTTTTCCTTCCGCATACAAATTCATTTTTAATTTTTCCTGGACGAAGTTCCATAACTCTTGTCGATTCACCATCAACCAGTATTCACCGCGCTCAAATACAATATAGTCCGCGCGTCCCTTAACCCAGCCAGGATTTCCCTTGACGTTGGTCCCTTCAATCCACGCCCATTCGTCCTGCTTCTCCTTGTCATTTCGATTCTTTCTTTTCATTCCTTTAACATCAAACTTGGAAGTCTTACCATTGATCGAACCTTCCATGTCCCAGTGCTCGTGCATGTTCTGATAGTTATTAGACCATTTAATATCGGTCAGGTGTCTTTGAGCAAAACGTTCTTCGTCGAGTGTTCCCTTATGAATGAAAGCATCCCACTGGCTCAATTTAGCCTCACTTTCTTAATGTTGTAGGGTTTAACGGGAGCATCTTTAACAACTTCCATCATTTCCCGATACTCTTCATCACTTAATTGAGTTCTGTAGATTCGTTGAGCAATCGCCATCATGGTTCCTGCTACCATCTCGGGCGACTTTTGATGATCATTCAGGAGATGCATCGCATGCTCGAAGAATTCCTCATATATTTTTGTATGATCATCCATTTAGAGACTCCTTAAATTTTCCTTCCCAGGCCCATGATCCGTGGTGCTGGGTTGTGGATTCAGTGTTCGCATAAATTTGAAAATCATTTCCTCTCGCTAACTTGCAAAAGGAAACATCCTCTCCCATACTGTAGCCGTCGTTAAAACCAAAGTCAAAGAAGTTGTAGTAGAACGCATGACTCTTGTCGGCGCTGGGTGTAGCCTTGTTTTTGATTTTTAATTCAGGATGATTTTTTATAATTCTTTCAAAGACCACACGATCAATCAGCATGAGTCCCGTGGGGCCTGCTTCAAGTTCGACCAGTCCTCCAGGCATCATAGGAATGTTTTTAGGATCTTTAAATTCAACGGTATAAATATGTTTGTCTAGTTTTTCCGCCTTCACTCGATACGGCGTGCAGATAATGCGCTTCTTGGCAACTAACATGCGGACGACGGCTTCGGGTTCAAATTCAACATCAGAATCAATGAAGAGCAGGTACTGATACTTTGTCGTTAAAAAAACAGACGTCAGATAATTTCGTGCCTGGTGAATCAAAGGAGATTTCATGGTATTAATCCCGACTGCAATTCCACTCTTACCCAGTTGTTGCACTAACTTAATGACCGACAGCATGGTATTGATTTTCACCGAATCGTAGCATGGCATCGCAATATAAACAGTTGGTTTTGGATTGTCCATTTAGACTCCCACGCCGTGTTTATGATGATTAAGGGTTACGAAGCTCCACGGCGCAGGCGCTCGTCGCGAGACGAGCGAACAGGTTTCTGCTTCGGCCCTAACTCTGAATTTTAATTGTGTGGACATCTTGTCTTTTTCCATTTTCTGTATCCTTTTATCCATTCGTTATGATCGCGTTCTTTCCATCTTTTGTCCCAGGCCCAGTTGTGTAAGCGTCCCGAGATTCTTTCGATCCATGCTAATAGGTTATCTTTCATATATCATAAAACGTATACTTAACGGTAAGTTCTTCTCCTTTTTTAATATTTCTTAAAGCAACAAGATTCCATTTCTTTGTGGCAACTTTAAGGAGCGGATCATCTTCTCCATTAATTTTTAATTCAACCTTAACGACATTGGCATCATCAGAATGATTGATGAATCCTCCCATCGGTGTTCGAATGATTCCTGATCCAATTAAGACATGACTCATCCCTAAGTTGGCTCCCTGAGCAATGCCTTCCTTCGCAAAGAGTCCTAAGCCATCGATTCCAGACTGTTTAATCGTCAGAGATTCGGGTAAGGGTTTGTACATTAATGATTACTCATGATTCCTAGCGCTTTTGCTTTCGTATAATCAACAATGTATTTCTTTCCTTTTTCATAAATATGTTTCTTTATACTTTTTTCTGTCGTGATTACCGTTAGAAAATCAGCTCCGTTATACGCTCTGACATAAGCATTTTGACTCACGGCAATAGAACTCCCACTCATAAGGAGTGCAAATTCACTGCAACCGCTTGTTAAAATAATAATCATAAATAAAATCGTCAACTTCAACTTGATCATAATTTTTTATCTCCCCTTCTGACTCACAGACCCAGCATTGTTTGACCTGGGT